ATACTTTTTATGCAATTAATGATAACTATAGACATTCAATTGTAAAACAAGACACAACCTTGTCAGTATTTGTTCATACATTATATATTTATATGTATCAGTATTTAATGTTTTTAGACATATATTGTAAGTCACATAACATAGAACTATATATATTTTCTTATGTTAGAGGAACCGATGCATTTTTAAGGTTATGTAATTTAGATAATTATTTTGTAACTACTGACTCAGAACAAATGCAACAAATTGAACAAAGAGTATTTGATTATACAGAAAATCATAAAGATGATAAGTATACAATGATTGCTAGAGATGGCAGACATTACGGTACAGCGTTTCATTATGTTTGGGCAAATATGCTGTATGACATATATAAGGAAAAAAATAATGTCAACTGAGCAAGATTTGGTGCAACATTTAGATCAGGTAAACAAAGTTGTTGAAGAATATTTAAAGGGAAATGATCCTACAAGAATATCTAAACAACTTGCAATACCAAGACAACAGGTAGTTAGTTTAATTAATGAGTGGAAGGTTATGGCTTCCGCTAATGATGCAATTCGTGCTAGAGCAAAAGAAGCACTGGTTGCTGCAGATACTCACTATAGCAAATTAATTACAAAGGCTTATGAGGTTATTGAGGATGCAACAACAAGTGCTAACCTAAATGCCAAAAGTCAGGGAATTAAGTTGGTATTGGATATTGAATCTAGAAGAATTGATATGTTGCAAAAAGCAGGGCTTTTAGAAAATAAAGAACTAGCAGAAGAAATGGTACAAATAGAAAGAAAGCAAGAAGTACTTATGAACATATTAAAAGATGTTGCTTCTGAGTATCCACAAGTTCGTGATGAAATCATGAGACGACTTTCAAGCATTGCCAGGGAAAGCGAAGTGGTTACAGTTGTCCATGATGTTTGATGATTTTTTAGAAGTATTAAAAGATAATCCATTTGAAGAAATTCCAGTAGACGCTAAAACATTTATTGAGCACGAAGACTATTTGGGACAACCTGCACTATCTAAAATTCAGTATGACATAGTTGAGGCTATGAGTCAGATTTATAGAAAAGAAGATTTGATAGATTTGTTGGGTGAAAAAGAAGGTACAGAATATTATAATAAGTATACTAAAAATGAAATCATTCTTCAGTTAGGTAAGGGTAGTGGTAAGGATTTTACTTCTACAGTTGCTTGTTCTTATATTGTTTATAAGTTACTTTGTTTAAAAGATCCCGCTAAATATTTTGGTAAACCATCAGGAGATGCTATTGATTTAATTAACGTTGCTATTAACGCACAACAGGCTAAGAACGTTTTCTTTAAAGGTTTTAAAACTAAGATTGAAAAGTCTCCATGGTTTATAGGAAAGTTTTATGCAAAGGCAGATAGCGTAGAGTTTAATAAATCTATTACAGTTTATTCTGGACATTCAGAAAGAGAATCACATGAGGGTTTAAACCTTTTGCTTGCAGTGCTTGATGAGATTTCTGGTTTTGTTTCTGAAGTTGGCACAGGAAATGAACAAGGTAAGACTGCAGAAAATATTTATAAAGCATTTCGCGGCTCAGTAGATTCTCGTTTTCCAGATTTAGGTAAAGTTGTATTGTTATCTTTTCCAAGGTATGTAGGAGATTTTATATCTCAAAGATATGATGATGTTGTTTTAGAAAAAGATGTTATTGAAAAAAATCATAAGTTTATTTTAAATCCAGCATTACCAGAAGATGAAGTAGGAAACACATTTGAGATTTCGTGGGAAGAAGATGAAATTGTTTCATATAAGTATCCTGGAGTATTTGCATTAAAAAGACCAACATGGGAAGTTAACCCAACTAGAAAGATTGATGACTTTAAGTTAGCCTTCTATACAGATCTTGGGGATGCAATGATGCGTTTTGCATGCGTTCCAACCTATTCATCAGATGCGTTTTTCAAGCAGGCAGAAAAAGTTAGAGCCTGTATGACTGGTAGAAACCCTATAGATAATTTTAAAAGATTTGATGAAGCCTTTAAACCTGATCCAGATAAGACCTATTATGTTCACGCTGACTTGGCACAAAAGCATGACAAGTGTGCTGTAGCCATTGCTCACGTAGAAAAGTGGGTTAACGTTCAAGTAATCAAAGATTACGAACAGGTTGCTCCTATTGTTGTTGTGGATGCAGTGGTTTGGTGGGAACCTAAAGTAGAAGGTCCAGTAAACCTATCAGAAGTAAAGCAATGGATTCAAAACTTAAGAAGAACTGGTTTTAATATAGGTTTGGTAACATTTGATCGTTGGCAATCATTTGATATTCAAAATGAACTAAAGGCAGTTGGAATGAGAACGGATACTGTTTCAGTTGCTAAAAAGCATTATGAAGATATGGCAATGCTTATTTATGAAGAAAGATTAGTAATGCCTTCAATTGAATTATTGTTTGAAGAGTTAACTGAGTTAAAAATTATGAAGAATGATAGAGTTGATCATCCTCGTAAAAAGTCTAAAGACTTAGCGGACGCAGTTTGTGGTGCTGTATTTGGTTCAATTGCTAACACTCCAAAAGATATTGATTTAGAAGTTGAAGTTCATACTTTTGCAGATAGACCTAAATCAGATAGATCAAAAGAACTGTTTGTTAACAACAATGTGATTAGACCAGAACCACCAAAAGAAGCACTTGAATACCTAGATCAGTTTAAACTAATCTAATAAAATGTTATAATAGTACTATCTCACATTGGAGGTAGTTATTAAATTAATAACTTTAGGACTCTTCGCAGAGCATTCTTTGTCTTTATAGTAGCATCAATACTATTTCTTTCTTGCACGCCACAACAGGCTCAGGCAAATGCAGCACCATGTGATACCTATCAGGTAAACGGTGGAGATCAAGCATTCTTAATGAATTTAAATACACCTCTTGAATGGGGTGGAACAGTTTATACAAATAATATTTATGTAAGTCCAAAAGGAACAGTAACTTTTGGTGCAGGAGATTATACATTTTGGACATACCCTCCAACACCATCTATATCAATAGGATCTTTTGATTACCATGCATTTCCAAATCAAGAAACTCCTGGAGTGTGGAGTCCTGGATGGGGGTATGGAAATAATTTATATGTTAGATATGGATCAACTGCAACATCTATATGTGTTGATTGGAAAGTAATGTTATGGGGTCAAACAACTGGAGAACCTATTTATATTAGAATGTTAGCAGAAGTAAATCCAGTTAATTACACTTGGACTCCAACTTATCAAGTAAGTTCTAATGCACCAGCAACTGCTAGATATGGTGCCAGATATACATATAACGGCGAAGTTTTTCCATTAAGTGTTCAAACTATTACAGAGCCACCTGCTCCAAGTCCTACACCAACCCCTACAGCAACTCCTACTCCTACCCCAACACCAACACCTACAGAAACACCTACAGAAAGCCCTAGCCCTACTCCTACGCCTACAGAAACACCTAGTCCTGATCCAACTCCAAGTCCAACTCCTGATCCAGTTCAACCAGACCCAAACCCTCAGCCAACATTCGAACCAGAGCCAGTAGTGATAGAGGAACCAGAACCAATAGTGATAGAAGAGTTACAGCCAGAACCTGTAATCGAACCTTCACTTGAACCAACTCCTATAGAAGAAATTATACCAGTAGAGGAAGAAATGGATAATGCAATTGAAGAACTATTGGTTAATGAAGAAGAAATTACAGATGAACAACTAGAAAACATTGCAGAATTATTAATTGAAAATTATGAAGTAGATGAAGCAATGCCAGTAGCAGATTTAATTGAAGGATTAAATGATGAGCAAACTTTAGAATTTTTAGAACAATTAGACGAGAATCAAATAATTGAATACCGTGAAGGTGTTGAGTTAGAAGCAGGTGTAGCAATTGTATTTGAACAACTGTCAGATCCTGCAGCCTTATTAGGAGAGTTTGTATCAGATCCAGGACAAGTGTTAGAAGCACTTGGACAATTAGGTGCTGATATGACAGAAGAAGAAAGAGAAGACTCACAGTCAGTTGTTGTTGCAACAGTTATTGTGGGTCAATTAATAGGATCTGTAGCAATGTCTTCAAGCATAGTACAGATGAATGCAAGAGCAGAAATAAGGAGGATAACATGATAAAGGCAATACTAAAACCTTTTAAATTTATCTTCAAAGCAGTTAAGTTTGTAGTTATGTTACCCATAAACCTAGTTAAGTTTATTCTAATCAAGGTTTGGGCGGTAATTAAATATGTTCTTAATCTTGTTTGGAAGATACTTAAAGGTATATATAAAGTAATAGTTGGGGTAGTTAATGAAGGTACTCAAGTTATTACCTGGATTATTACAAGTATTTGGAATGCAATTAAATGGGTATTTATTAATACCTGGAAATTAATTGTATGGGTATTTGAAAAAGCAGTAAAGTTAGTTAAATTTATATGGGCATGGCTAGTAGAAGCATTTGTAGAAACATTAAACCAATTGTGGACATTGCTAGGTATGTTCGCAGCATGGCTAGTACTTGAAGGTAGTGCAAAAACTATCGTAGGGTATGCAATTATAACTGTCTTAATCGTATGGCTAGTAACTATACGAATAAGGGAAGGAGACGAATAATGGCAAAAGAAACAAAACTAGATGACGAAAAAGCAATGGGAGCAGTCAGTGGTATTAAAAATATTCTTCTTAGAATAATCGCTGTATTTGCAGCCAATGGGCTTGGAGTTATTGGTGCTGGTGCAATCATCGGTATCGATACAATGAGTGCAATCATTCTTGCAGGAACACTTGGTGTTGCTACAGTAGTTGAAAAACTAGCACGAGGATTTATCGATGATGGAAGACTAAGCATCGAAGAAATCAATAGTGCATTTAACTCAGTAGACAAGAAATCTAAGTAGGTATTTGACACCCTCCCTGGGTAATGGTATACTTGAAATAACCATATCTAGAGAGGGTTTCATTTGACCTGCATTGCAGTAGTTAGACAAGAAAATAAGATTTATATGGCTGGTGACAGAGGTGCATCAGATGAAAACAGCATGCTTACTTTAAAAGCACCTAAAGTTTGGAAGACTGGTCAATATCTAATAGGATATGCTGGCACCATGGATGGTGAAAGAATAAGGTTAAACTTTAAACCACCTGTACCAGAAGGTAACATAGATAAGTTTATGTATACAAAATTTTTAATATCACTAAGAGATTTCTATGACAAATGGTGGGTTGACGTTTCTAAAGACTCAGACTTTGGAATGATAATTTGTGTTAAAGGTAGAATGTTTGAACACAGTGCTTTAGATATGTCACTAACAGAATATGATTTAGATTATTTAGCAATGGGCTCAGCATCAGAGTTTGCATTAGGATCACTTTACTCTACTCAAAAACAAAAGAATGGAAGAAACAGAGTTATTCAAGCAGTAGGTGCTGCTATTAATTTTTCAACATCTTGCACTGGTCCTATTGACACGGTAAGCATCTAGGTATATACTAGATATATGAATACAGAATTTGAGATTTGGCTGTTACAAGGCATTGACAAGGGCTGGATAACTGAGCCATTTTGTAGTACTCATGATGGTGGTTTTCAATACATGAGCGAAGAAGAGCAAGAAGAGTGGGACCAAGGCGGCGACCCATGTTGTTATGTAATTAGATTAATGGAGTTATCTTAATGAAAAAAATGTTTATTGTTTTATCTGTTTTATTTTCAGTACTAGCAGTTCCAGCAAATGCAGTTGAGAGTCCAACACCAGTTGTTGTTCCAACACCAGTTGTTACACCAACTCCAACACCTATAGTTGAGAGTCCAACACCAGTTGTTGTTCCAACACCAGTTGTTACACCAACTCCAACACCAGCAGTTAATACTAAACCAATTGTAATTATTGATAGTTACTTTGATACAAGAGTTGCTAACACAACTATTGTTTGTATTGCAACAGATAAGTGTGTAAATACACCGAAACCTTCTAAGAGAGTTTCTGATCCAGTAAATCATGGTATGGCTATGGTTGAGGTTGCTCGTAG